TGTGCTGGCCTTACCGGCCAGTGCGGCAGTGATAACTTTGTTTTGGACAGGATTGGTGCTTGTTGTGGATAGCGCGCTGTCAACATCGATCGTATTCCCACCGCCGCCGGAAGGCGACGATCCGGAAGGACCGCTATCGGATGTATTGTAGCTGCTACTGGATTCGACGCTGTTGCCAACCGCCGTTTTTCCGGAAAACACGAACGTGTAATCCGTGATGATCGACGGGTATTCCCGGCCGTTGATGTCCTTGACGATAACCTTGTCGAAAATATCAAGCCGCGGGTCGGCTGGAAGATCGCCGGAGAACTTATAGATCGGCTTGTTTTTCAGCTGCTCGAACGCTGTTTCCGCGACTGCTTCAGCAGCGACCGTGATCGACCCTGCTGGCCTTTCGATGCCCAACCACAGGTTGTCGTCATTCAGTTCGATAACGTAGCCTCCGGCGCCGAAGAAATATGTGTGCTCTTGTCCGTCACTGGCGAACGTCTTTTTCACGCGCACGCCTGTAACTTCTACCGGCGTTTTCGCCACCTCTACCGGATTGATCCACTGCGTAAGCGTCACATCTGCCGCAGACGTGATTGGGCGCACAAACAGTGCGTTTCCAGACACCATGGCATTGCCACCGCAGGCCAGCGCGATAGCTTCGATCACCTGCCGGATGGTGTGCTGTGTGTCCACGGTCGCCAGTGCGTTATATCCCAAGTCGCTATCAATTGCGCTGGCTGTCAGGCCGAGCTGATCCGCCGCCAGCTTCCACAGCTCTATGTAGTTATGGTCCCCCTGCATCGTTGCCGGACACAGCACATCCGCTGCCTTCATGGCGTCGTAGCAGGTAAGTGTGGCGATGCCGTGTACGGTTTCTACTTCGTACACCTTGAAGTGGCCCATGTCTACCATGCGTTCAATGCCGTCAATGGTGATTGCCGCTTTCAGATGTGCCGTGGCCCCCTCGTACAGCGACCAGTAGTCGGCGTTTGACCATCCGATGTCGTACATTTCAATCGTTGCGCATTTGCACACAGATAGCCCAACGGGGTAGCTGCTGGACGATGTCTGAGCCGTGATCTTCGTGCCGCCCGGGCGGAAAGATTGCCGGCCTGCCTGCAGATACTGCCCAGCCTTCAGCGTTACAGTTTCACCGTTCCTCTCAAACGTGATGTCGTGATCCCACGTAAAAGATGCTTCGACCACAAAGTTCGTCTGCGATGGATAGACGCTTGTGATTTGACTTTCAATTGTTCGCATTCATGTCACCCCCAATCACGTCAGCGGATTGACGCTGACCATGTTAAAATCCAGGGACGTAAACAACTCTTTGCCTTCGTTCAGGCGCCCGATATTCAGCTGCCCTTTGCCGACGTAAAACCACGCCTGACACCACGCGCCATAGTAAGCGGAAAAGTAGTACAACTGGAACTGCTGGCCTTTTGCAATGATCTTCAGGATCTGCGACAGCATGGTTTTACTGACAGCCGCTCGGCTATATCCAAGTGCTTCGACCGTGAACAGCGGACTGACAACGGCCGCGCCGGTCTGGGTGCGGCCGCTGTCCTCCGTGTAAGTTGTTTCAAAGTCGTACGTCAGCGCGCCGGAATCCGGCTGTGGAAGCACCAGCCATTCATCCGACGGACTTTTTCGAATTTTAATGTATTCCTGTGCCATGTGTTACACCGCTACAAGCGGGTTTTTACCCGTTTGCCCTTTCCGCAATTTTGCTTCGGTGATGACTTCATCAAACAGTGTGCGGCGATCCAGCCGGGCGATAAACTCGTATCGGCTGCCAGCGCCGCCGGCTTCTTCGCGCACGATCTGGCGCAGCAGGGATTCCGGCGCTTCCAGGTTGTTGCCGTTGCGCTGGTCGCCCAACACGGCCAAGAACTGCCGGTTCGCCGGAATGACCGCGCCGCGCGCCAGCATCGGGATCTGTGGCACTGGCAGTGGATTCACGCCCCACAAATTCTGGAACGGGGAAATGCCAAGGAAGTGCGCATTGCGGATCGTATTCAGCATGGAATTGATCTTGTTGAACGGCATGGCGATGATCGTGTTCATGCCGCGAATGATGGCGTTGACGACCGCGCGGAAGGTATTTTCGATGCCTTCCTTGATGCCTGACCAGATACGGCCGCCGGTCGAAAACACGTCTTTGACCTTCTGCCATGCGTCTCGGAATTTGCTCTGAAACCATTCCGGCACGGATTTGAACGCGTTTTTGATGCCCTCCCAGGCGGATGAAGCACCGGAAGCGACCTTTTCCCACAGCCCCCTGAACCAGTCCTTTACGGCCGTCCATTTTTCGATGACCCAATCCACTGCCGCCGCGACGCCAGCTTCCACATTGGCGAGGTGCTGCTCGAAAGCCGCATCGATACTGCTGATCGTTTTACTGATCCAGTCCTTTATGGCCGTCCATTTTGCGACGATCCACACGACCACTGCAGCTATAGCGGCAATCAGCAGAGGTATCCACGCCCCCGTGATGATAGCAATAGCACCGCCAATAGTTAGCAACGCCACGGTAATAGCCGTAAGGTTCTTGCTGTTGAAGCCGTTTTTAATCACGTCACGAATTGACACGCCAAGAAGGACAAGCCCCGCGACGATTGCCGTGATTGCTCCGCCAAGCACGCCAAATGCCAGCCCAAGCCCAGTGACAGCCGCAGCAGCGCCGATGATGTACCCTGTCAGATTGTCAAAATTTATGCCGTTTTTAAGCATATCGACAACGTTGATGGCCATCAGGACAGCCCCCGCAACAGCAAGCGCCAGCTGCTTCGCCTTCGACAAATTCCCCAGGAACTTCTTTCCGATTTTCCACACAGCGAATCCAGCGGCCACCGCCGCCACATACGGCGATAGCTCGCGGACAACGGCTGCGATCTTGCCGATTTTTCCGGTGTCGACCTGATCTGACAAATCGAATTTCGGCGCTATGCCAGATGAACCGCCTCCACCGCCGCCGGAACTATCGTTCGATTCCCAGCGGTTCATTTCATCCAGCCCGGAAAGCTGTTTTTTTGCCTTCTCGGCCGCATCCCCTGCGGCCTCGGTTGCGGAAGCCTGATTATACAGTGCCTTTGCAGATGCATCCGCTTGTGACGCCGTTTTGCCAAACATCGAATTGATAAACACGGACACAACGGCAGTCAATTTGGCAAGCCACGCCAGAAGCGTTCGAATTGCCGGCAAAATATAGTTGTAGATCGGTGCAAAAGCGGAAATCAGATTACCCCTGATCTGCGCCAAAGATGTTGACATTTGTTTGTCTGCGCCGATTGTGCTAAGCAGCATTTTGCGCATCGTACGCAGTGCTTTGGTAATCATGGTGAAAATGAAGACGCGCTTTGCCAATCCAGCAATTCGTTTGGTGAATTTCTTAAATTGTTCTGACACCTTCTGCGTCGTCAAAGCTGCAAGACGCTGTTTTTCCACATATGCGCTTACGGCAGCATTAGCTCTTTCCTGTGCGATCTGGCTGCCTTCGAGATTTAGCTGCGCTGTTTCCAGCTGCTGCTTTATTTTCTGGATCGCTTCACCGGTTTCCTGCGTCTCAGTCCCGGTCTTTCTGGTTTTTCGTTCATTTTCTGCGACAGCCTCCAGCTCCTCCAGCTGCTTCCGCAGATCGGCAACCTTCTGTGCGGCCTTGTCCACATTGTTCGCAGCCTTCTTCGCGTTGTTTTCCAGCTTCGCAAGGCCGGCGTCAAACTTGCCGCTATCAATCGCTGCTTCGTATACCAGATCGCCGACAACGTCAGCCATCGCGCACACCCCCTGTCATCAGCTGCCGGATGAATTCATCTTCGTCGTCGGTCAGATGCGCCGACTTGAAATCGATCAATTCCCGGTTTTCGTCGTAGTATTCTCGCTCCCACTTTTCCAGCTTCTTGTGCTTGCGCAGCTTCCGCCGGATGTCCAGGATCGTGGAAAACGTGCAGTCACCGATCTCCATATAATATCCGATGAACGTCCACCAGTGCATATACGGCAGTGCGCGCACGTCCTGCCCGGCTACGCGGTTGATCGGTGCAATGATCATCGGGAAATCCTGCTCCCAGTCCATCTGCTTCGGCTGCTGCCGCTGGTCGCCGCGATCCACACCACCATCCAAAAACCACAGCATGAATTTCACCGCGGCGGCCATGTCCGTGATCTGATCCCAGTCCGGATAAAAGATCTTGACCGCCACTTCGGCGCGATCCTGATCTGTCAGCTCTGGGTCATTCAACGCGGCGCAGATGTCCAGAATTTCGCGAAAGTCGCTTCGTATACGAAAACACCGGCCGCCGATACATGCTGCCTTCGGCAGGCCGGTATTCATGATCTGCGCTTCTTCCTGCGCTGACCGCCGCCGTTGTATTTATCCAGGTATTTCGCCTGACGCTTCTGCGCGGCAGCGGCCGCAACGTCCATCTCGCGCCGGATCTGGCGCGAAACCGCTTCCAGGAACGAAATGATTTGCAGGGAACCGGACGGCGTGAGCGAAACGCAGTAGGCTTTGCCGAACACTGTATCGCAGACGGGCGAAGGGAACGCCGCGTCCACCTGTTCGCGTGCGTAGGCGTCCAGTTCGCGGATTGTCGCGCGGGCGTCTGTATCGCTTTCCTGCGTGCCCATTTCGTCGGCTTTGGCCTTGATCGCCATCGCCGCCGCTTCCAGCCGGTCGATGATACCGATGTCGTTCGGGTCAAAATAGATCTTCCGGTTTGCGTCGCCGTTAATGGTGAACGCTTTCAGGCCGGTTTCAAAAGAAATGTTATTGCTCACGCCGTCACCCCCCTTATGCCGTCGCCTTCGTGAACGTGGCCACGCCGTCCGCAATGGCCGCAGTGCCGACCGTGCGCGTGCCGCCGTAGGTCACGTCAAACGGCATGTCCACCGTCTTGTCGCCGCCCAGCGACTTCACTTCGATTGCGCAGCCGCTATAGCGCTCGGCGAACATCGCCGTGTCCTTCGTGCCGGCATAGCAGTGCACGATCATCATATCCTGTTCAGCCAGCGCTGCGACGTCCTGGTCCTTGATCGCCATCTGCCACAGCTTCGTCAGCGCGGTTTCGCCGGCGTCCAGATTGCACGGGTCAAAGGTCTGCGTGATGGTCGGCGCGGACATGGTGGTAAACGTGTTGCCGAGAATGTCCTGCGTGGTTTCCTTGTTCCAGTCATATTCCTGACTGCTGTCCTCCACGCGCTTGCCGATGATCGACCAAACCGGCGCGGAAGACGTGCCGGTATTCAGGAAGGCCATCAGCAGCTTGCGGGCGATCGTCTGACCCGCAGTGGTGTTAAAAGTCGTACTTTCAGGCATAATGCATCACCTTTCAAAATTATTGTCGTACCGCATCGACAGGGACACGGCCCAGTCTTCCACACCGTCGGCATAGCGCCCAGTAAGATAGGCCGCCGACACCTGCACAAATGCAGTGATCGTCCGGCCACCGCCGAGGTCTGGCCACGCAGCAAGCGTGT